CGGATTAACCTTCTCCATTATCTTATCTTTTAAGGCTTCCGAGTAATCGTTAACCTTCATGGCTCCGATGTATTTTATCTTCACTCTCACGTGATCGTTAGCCCACCGGTAAAAGTTTACATACTCCTTGAACGGGTTGTTAGGATGCACGTACAACTGATGGTACATCTGACTATGCGACTCAGGTGTTGGTGTGCCCGACAAAAATATAACTTTAGACTTATACTTCTTGACTAAGTCTTTGACTTGCTTGGCACGCTTGCTAGGCTTAGGGAATGCTCCTAAGGTGTGAGCTTCATCGCAAATAATCACATCAAAATTTAAACCTTCAAGTTTATGTAATGACTCATAATTTAAACATGTAAGTTTAAACTTACATCCCAAATCCTTGTGGTCTTTCTGTATGCCTGGCACAACCTTAAGCTTCGTGATAAACAGAACATCATCACATTTTAACTTATCGCAGATAGCTAATGAGGTCATGGTCTTACCAACACGTACTTGTAAAGCAAGATAAAGTAATCCATATTTATTTATGATATCAACGCCATCGTCAGCTATTTTTTTTTGGTAATCTCGGAGCTTAACCATAATATTTACCTTTCAAAACGTTTAGTATTGTACTTCTATTAACATTGTATTTAGATGCATACTCATCTATATTGCCCTTATTAGACTGATTAACACCTTTTTTTGCATTGTGTTTTATATCATCAACATCGCTAATAGTAAGTTTTCGGATTGGATTAATCTTACCTAACTCATCATAAGAATGTTTTTCATTTTCACTATAGGTACACCATTCAAGGTTAAGTATTACATTATCAGTCTTGTCTCCATTCTTATGATTAACACAAGGCTTTTTATTAGGATTAGGTATAAAATGCATAGCCACTAATCTGTGAACTTGAAATCTTTTTACTTCACCATTAATAGATAATGATACTCTATTATACCCTCTTGCTAATTCTTGGGAAATAAATTTACCTAATCGAACAGACCATATTTCTCCATCAGCATATAGTCTATACAATCTATCATAACCATGAACATACGTATATCTCATATCCATATGGTCTAACATTTTTCTTGTATGTGCATTAATAATGCCAAGTTCTTCTTTTGTTTTTTCTTTTGTTGTCATCTTCGTTTGGCCAATAATATTCACAAGTATTGTCTTCTTTAATCGGAGCATTCATAAAATATGATTGCATGAACTCGCTCGGTTCTGAAGTAAACCTATAACAGGTTTCTTTCATTGGGCAACCTTCGCCCGAACATTTTGAGATATCAGGCATCTAAGTATCGGTTTATAGCGTTAGTTAATTGCTGATAGTCAATAGCATAGGCGGTCTTAATATTAAAGTGTCTACGTTGGTACATCCATTTCTCAGGCATCTCAAAAAACTGGATGACTAAGTAGTGGTACTCACCCGATGCCTTTAGCACCATAAGGTTGTGCGAATCATTAACATTAATGAAAGACAGGTTTTTCTCCTTGAGATATTTCTTTGTCTTATTGATTAAACTTTTTGTCGTGTTATTTGCCATAGTTTTCTTCGTAGTATTCTTCGCCTTTTATAAATGGTGCGTTAAATGGTATAGTGTAAGCCATGAGAGACCCATCATTGTGCGCTTTAACTATCTGATCTTTCTCCATTTGCAATAATTTCTCAGCTTTTTTTATTACCGTATCTACATCCTCATCCATCCATCCGCTTTTTAGCCATTGGATTAATTCTTGCATTGCTGTTTGTTTAGTTTCCATGTTATAAAAGTTCTAGTTGTTCTTTATACTCAATTGTCATCCACTTTCCAGCAGCATCACGACCCTCCTCAGGATTGCGACCTGTCTTATGCAATGCATATGTCCGTAGCCAAGAATTAAATCTCTGCTTGGACAGCATTCTGAACATGCCATTGTTGTCAATGATGAACTTATCAAACGCCTTGTCAGGTCTGAACTTCTCATTGAACGGCACGACCGTTGAACCAAACTCAGCTATCCACTCAACAAACTCAGCGTTAGTCTCAGCCCGGAACTTACGCTCCTTAAGGTTGACAAACTCGCACTTAACTAGCCCAGTGTGCAAGTAGCTTTTTAGCACCTTGACCATGTAGTTGTCAAATGCACACCAATCGTCTACGTTCCAATCATTAAACAGCAACCTACCGAACTCGTCCTGTGGCGTGAAGTCTTTGCTGTAGAACTGCTTGAACTCCATCTCCCACTTACGCCTCTCAAATGAGTTACCCTTACCTTGGATAGCGTAGTTAGTTGTTATCACCACCTTAGGTGACTTATGGAATGGAATCTTAATTGCATCCTTGTTCTTGCGCTCAATAGTTATACCCTCAGTGATGACAGAGAATAATCGCTCGAAGTCAAAGTTCTTCTTCACGTCATCGAACACTAGCACCTGCGTGTCTGTTGTCACCAACTGATAAGAAAATGATTTGTCGAAAGAGAATGACTTACCATCAATGGTCACCAACTTCTTCATGCGACTAATGCCGTTCATGAACAAGCCCTTGCCTGTGCCACCCTCAGGGTTCTCAGATATCACCTCGTCATTAATAATCACCGCAGGGCAATACCCACCGTTCTTGAACGCATGCAGGACATAGCCAATGGTCGACTCGATGGATGAGACCCGCTTGTCATTATGACCACCAATGTTGCGTATGAATGTTTTGTAGTCACACTCATCTGAGGGACAGAATATAAAGTCTCGCTGTATCACCTGGTCCGACCAAATGTACCCGCCAAGATCCTCGTAGTTAAGTAGTATCACCTCATTCTTTGTGACCTTTACTACACCATTGCGGTAGTATAGGTACGCCTCATCCTTTGTGTCCTCAACAAAATAGATTGAGATGGAATCTAGCATCGACAGAAAGTCTTCCCGAAAGAATCGAGTCTTGTCTGCAAAGAAATTGTACACGCTTAAGTCTTGGAAATTAGTTAGTATATGGTTGAGCACAAAGTCTTTTATGTCATCCTCACTGCACATCTCTATCAGGTTCTGATTGATACGTACAAAGATAAATCCTTTGTTACCCTCAGGCACATACTTACGATACCCATTCTCTTCCAAGAAACGCTTAAGGTCGTAGTGTATCAAAGTCACCACACCCTTATCGCTCTTAGTCCAAAATATATTCTTGCTTTCCTCCTCTTCAATCTTAGTTAAGACTGAATCAATAGTTCCGTCCTCCACCCCGGAGGCTTTCAATTGAGAACGGACATCCTTTTTTGGCACACCACGATTAAGCTGCACCTTCACCTCGTTGACCTTATGTGTGTCCTCAAAGTATTTAGTTGCATGCTGGTCCTTCAGCTTGTATGCCGACTCGATGACAGACTGAATCTCCTTGGAATTAAAGTCTTCTGATGCGAACGCCATCAATCTGTACATGGCCTCAGACTTAGTCACCCCGTACTGATTGAACGCTGATGCTAAGATGAATAGGTTATTGTTTCTTGACCCATTAACAAAGCCATACTTGCCCTCCCACCATTTAGCTAGGCGTGAGATAATCTCATCCTCGTCATCAATGGGTATGGTCGGGCGTTGCTCCTTAGTCACGTGGTCAATCTCGCCCTCGTCAATTTGATTCCACTCGTGTGAGTTTAAGTTCACATAGATGGTAGGGTCATACGACTCATAGCATACACGTGAGATGTTCTTGGACGTAGTGTCAAACTCAGAGCAGTTGTAATACTTTTCTAAAGCATTGAAGTATGCCTTATGCTTCTCAGGGTTAGTAGGTATCTTAACCAATACCTTCAATCCATTTCCTGATGGAGATACGAATACGGAGAACGTATAGTTGTCAGCAGACAACTCCTCCTTCTTAGCCAACATCTCTGCGTGCGAGGAGAAATTATCCATGTCTATACATATCAGCCCGCTGTGCTTAAGCAATGATGCATCATCACGCTTAGAGAATGTACCGGAGAAACATATAGCAGGTAAGTCCTGCTTAAGTTTATTACGCTCCTCCTTATTCTTCTCTAATCTGATCTTGCGAACAAGCTCCTTAGTCTTTCCTTCCTTGATGCGAACAAGTATATCTAACACATCTTTGTGGAAAGGTACAGCGGTCTCTTTTATGTTGCGAAAGATTGTTACTTCCATTGTACTTTTCTTAGATAAATTGGATTATTTATAAAGTTGTACATTTTTATGTATAAAAAGTGTACAAAATATTTTAAAGTTTACATGGATAACTAATTGATTATTAGTTATTTATATTCTTTAGTGTACAAAATGTAGAAAATAAAAGGGGAAAATGAAAAAAATAAAAAAAGAACTAGGAATGTTTTTATTTATATACGTAGACCCCCTCTATTTTATACATTTGTACATGCTAGAACGGCAAGTCATCACCCTCTTCTACCTTAGGAGCAGAAGCAGGTGCTGTCTTAGCAGGTGCAGGCTTGGCTGTTGAGCCACCATCAGATGTCCAAGCAATCTTGCCATTACCTAGGTAGTTCTTCTTGTCCTTAGCATCACGCTCGTCCTTAGACTGTGACTCGTAGATTCCTACTTGGTTGCCGTACTGGTCCACCTCATCATTGATAGAGATAGTAATGTTAAGGTAGTTACCTTTTGCTCCTTTGATTAACTTGTCCTTGGAGATTTTTGATACATCAATAGATGCTGAAATTAATTGTGCCATTGTAATTATAAAGTTTGGGTTAAAAAATACTGAGTAATGTCATCGGTAGCATTTGCTCCGAAGAACTTTTGGTACACCTCGATAGCCTTGTATACCTTCTCTCGTCCCTTGTCTAGGAACTCATCACTGCATTCAAATAGACCTGTCCGACAGGTTTCTTTTTCAACAGCGATGAATACCATAGGCTTACCGAACAATTGATTATATATATATGCTTGACTATCGTAATTATACTTGCGTGCAGAGAACCGAAAATCATCTAGGTTTCCAGTTGTCTTCAGGTCAATGAGTAACTCACTGCCCACAATATCTGACTTGCCCTTCCATTGCACACCACCAATCTCACCGACAGCTGGCACCTCATACTCGTTGCCTGCATCACGGATCATGTCGTAGAATGTAAAGTTGGCAAGCAAAGCCTTGACCATGCGGTCAACGTCATCCCCTTCCTTCTGAAGTAATAACATGTCCACACCATGTGATGATATAGCCTCCTTGTAGATGTTAGTCGTACGTGTCGATGCCTCCACCTTAGGAAAGTTCACCACCTTCTCAGGCTCAAGGATAGATGCGTGGAAGTAAGACCCTGCAAGCATAGCAGGAGTCTTATCTTTGTCCTTACCAAACTGCATCGGATTGTATAGTAACGCACCGATATCTGAGTTAGATAAGTAGTTCTTGCCGATACCCGAGTAATACTCGGTGTCGTTCTTTAGTGTTTCTAGTATGCTCATTACTTGCGTAGTTTGTCGATTGCTTTCTTAACTGAATCCGAAATCTCATACTTGACCGACAACTTCTTAATGATGTCAGCAGTGGAGGTGCCCATGTTGTCAATAACAAATGTTGACACCTTCTCCCAATTAGCATCGCCCTCTACTAACGCCACCTTAGACGTAGCTTTAGGCTGTGCCTTCACGGCCTGAATGTTAGCGTCTGACTCCGATGGAAAGTCCTCCTTAGCGTAGATGTTTAACGCCAAGCCATGCAACGCCAATGCCTTAACGGTCGAACGCTGAATAGTCTTGTTCACCTGCATCGATGTGATGTTAGCTAGTGGCACTGACTGATTACGCATGTCCATGACAGGCAAGTAGTCAATGTGCTCCTGACCTTGGATGGTCACCCCAACCTTAACCCACGCAGTTGAACCATCCGTGAAATAGTTCATGCCTGTTTCACTCTCATACACCGTGCGTGTCATGTCGGGGAATAACTTCTTGCATTCAGCCCAGGCATGAGCCCAGGATAAGTAAGTTAGATTACCTCTCTTCTCTGTTTTAGACGAAAGGTTAAGCGAGCTGAGTTGCTCGAATACTGATTTGTTTGACATATTTGATTTGATTAAATGTGTGCGACAAAGATAAAATTAAATTTAATATATACAAAAAGTTATTTATTTTGTTCATCACTTTCTTTATAAAGTGCAAAACCTAGCAATAAATAGTTGTACAGATCAGCCCATCTGCTGTCCAAAGGCTCGGCCTGAACTAGGTTAGGGTTTTTGATATGTGACTGAATACTAGTCAGTTGCTTATCAAAAAATATTGACCACACTTGCATAGGCGATACGCCTGCACGCTTGGCTGATTGCTTAAAATTATTTAGCACATCTACATTTTCAAGTGTGTACTCTGGCTGCTTAGTCAATCTAATTTCTTCAGCATCCTGAAATAAACCAATAATGGTATAATTGAATTCTTCTTGTGTCATAACTTTTCTATTTCTTGTTTAACTTCATTATAAAATACAATTGCATTATAAGAGTATGTGTCATAATCTATTTCATTCAATAGCCATAATATTTCATCTACTGCAATTATTGCACAACGCTTTGCCTCTAAATCATTAACATAGTATTCAATGCCCTCAGCATCAGTACCAAGATAAAGAGTAAACTTGTTAAATAATTCTTCTGCCTTTTCTTTAGGTGTCATTCTCTTTTTGTTTAGGAAAGCGTACTTGTACCCATCCCGATTTGATTTTACGTTGTTTCTTGTAGTCTGTGTATGGATATAAATTATAAAACCCAGACTTACTTCTATTGACAAGCACCTTCTGCCTGCAATGCTCACATGTCAAGTTCATCGCTGTCTTGTTCCCTGACTTGATAAAGAACTTATCTATCAGTGCCACATCATTAGCCTGCTGGCAGTGTGGACAATTAGGGCGGTGCTTTAAATAGCCACCCCTATCTCTGTCCATGTCATCTCCAACATCCAAATACCCATTATGCAATGGATAAATCTTAGTTGCTCCACTCGTGTTGATCCGGATCGTCACACGCTTACTGCATCCCTTGCAGTAGCCTGACACAATGCGTAAGCTTGATGTCGTATCAAATCTCTCAGCAACGTATTCCTTCGTGAACACGTACTCACAATGTGGGCATCCAAGTTCATCAACTCTTATCATCTTGGCTTAGTTAAAAATCTTAAAATAATTGCTAATGGCAATATGAATACTAATCCAATCGTACCAAAAAATAGAAAACTAATTATCTTCATTACCATGGTGTATATGGTTTATAGTTATACTCTCTACCCAACTTGTTAATCATTTTTGTTCTCCCCTTGGGGATGCCAGGCTTGCATGCATCACGCACGCAAGAATAGGCCAATGCGACCACAATAATAAATACTAGTTTCTTCATGACAGGAATAAGTTTAAAATGAAATGACCTATAATATAAGCAAACAAAACAAAACCTATTGTCAATGCCCCTTGTATAATATTTAAAAAAACCTTATCCGTATTTTTTCTCTCAACATATACCATCAATGACATCAAGAAAATTGAGCCAATGGCTACTTCTAATACAACCCCCATTTCTTTAGTTCTTTAATGTAAGTAATTTTTTTCATGCAATAAATGCGTGTACCTAATCGGTCAACGTAAGAGCTGTCAAATTTATCACTCCAATTGTGGTTCACAATCACGATTCTTGGTTCGCTTTTTGTCGGAGCGGTCCTCAAGCCACTCACGATCAATAATCCCACCAAGCCTATTATAATTAGCGATATTGTTTTCATTTGATTTAAATTTTTTAATTCCATATAATACTGATGCGTGGTCAATGGGATACCCATACCTCTCGCAATACCTTTGAATCTCGCACACCTTTACGCCTGCACCCTTGCATAGGTAATAAAAATGGTGGCGTGCGTTGACAACTGGAAACACCTTAGTGTTTCTGAACATATCTAACTTCTTGATACGGTGACGATAAATAATCTTCTTAGCTATCTCGTCAATTAAATCTACATCTGTTATCATCTGCAAAAAATTATTACTAGTAAAACAAATAATGCCCATGTGAATAGGGTGAATACCCCTGCTTGTCTCTTGTCCATTACACTTTATAAATAAAATGTGCTAAATAAAAAATTACTGCACTACAAATAATCCATATAACTATGGCCTTATAAATCGTTTTTTGATCGTCCATTTTTAATTAATATATACACTGAATAAATACACATTGACAACATTTTGGCCTGCCAACTATAGCCTAGCACCGCACAGATTACTACTGCCAATGCCAACACATACTGAATAACTACTAATCCCAACATACGTATTCGTTTATTAAATTGTCAAACTCTTGTGCCACTCTATCTAAGCTATACTCATGCAATGTGAATAGCCATGTCGCATTCTCAAATGCCTGCAGGATATACCTGCCCGTAATAGGGTCTTTATCAAAGCTCACTTGCAACTGACTCCAATTGCTCAATGGCAGTATAAGCCTTCCTTTCTTTTTGCCCATAAGGATTAATTCTCGAAAATGATTTAAGTTTTGTCTCATCTAATTTTTGTTTTGCGATTGCTAATTGAAAATCTAAATTCTCTAGCCACTCAACCGGTGCGTAGGCTATGTTAAAGCTTGCGGGTTTGTCATCTATTCTCATAATACTTTGCTCCATTGATTTGCTATGGCCTTAGCCATACCTTGAAATGTTTTACTTCTTAATGTCCTACGTTCAGCAGGAGTTTTAGCTTGACTCAAAGCTTTGTAATACCACATTGGTTGTCTCTTTAATTTACCATTTTTATCTGTAAATTCAAAGAATTCCCCCTTCCCAACTATATCTGTAGGAGTCAACAAAGGAAGGTTTTTTAGCCATAAGCATGTCCCTTTATTTGCCTCATCGCCAAACATCCATGGCTGTACAATTTGATTTGGCTTACGCCAGGCTGTCGACAAACTACCAATAGGATTCTCGATTGCAATGCGTGGTACACTCGACTCGTAAAGTTTAATCACAAACTCAATTGCGTTCTGCCTATCACTCTCACGATTTGGATATCTAGGGTGTGGCCTTCGCTGATCGATAGGCAAATGTTTATCCTCAGGGTGGTAGTACCATTGCGTGCCACTCTGACTCAAGTACGTACATGGTGGGTGGGCTATCATTAAATCCCACCCTTGGTCAATCACCTCAAACACATCCCCTTGTATGTGCCATTCAGGATGACCACCCGAACATGGCAGTAGGTCACAGCTGAATGCCTCGTATCCCAATGACCTAAACTCTTTTGTTATTGCTTGACTTTCCTCACAAGCTATTAATATCTTCTTCATCTTTGTTGGTTGATATGACGGCCAATTGATATAACTCGCAAAGCCTTTATTAAATCTATTTCGTAATAGTCGGCAAAAGCCTCAGCACTTAGAAAGTTATTAAACCAATCCAAATACATGGCCTCAATTCTAATCCTCATCCCATTGGATGAGTTACAACTTTCACAAATATCAAACTCAAACCATAGGTCGTGTCGACCATGTAATTGACCACATTCTGAACATGCCCAAATATCTTCTTGTCTCGTAAGTCCCATGTTATTCTGCGTTTTCGTGATACAATTCAGTTAACTCCTTAATCTCATCCTCGGTGCAAAAGTAAAATTGACCTATGAAATCCTCGAACGTCTCATCTTCGTCTAGTCTATGGATTACATCCATTTCAATAAACTCAAACCAATCCATAAAATTATATTTGCCCTCGAGATATGGAAAATCTATGTCCATAATCTTCTCGCCATTTTTATAGCTCAATTTGCCTGCAATATCTGAACCACCCTCTGAATATTCGCATTCAAAAATCACGCCAAATTCCTTACTATTCTCCTCTAGCCAATCAGCAGGAGGAGCCCATCTAGATTCACAACTAAATGTGATTTCACCACCATTGGTGTGGATGTGTTCCAAGGAATACATATCCTCATCCATCATTAATTCCTTTTCTATTTTCTCAATTACCTTCGCATCCCCGAAAGCTTGAATCCAATTGTAACATACATTTGCCATTTTGCTATTGATTTAAAAAGTTTAAAATTGATTTAGTTTTAGTGGTGAACTTCGCCACGTAATCAGTAAAATTCTCATCTATATCTGTAAAGATTGAACACTCGATTAGGTCTTTACTTTCCCGTTCAAATACCCGAACGATAATCACGCCACCTAATGAACTCACCACGTGCAACGTGTAATCTCCCGAATTAATTATTTTCTTGCTCATAATATACTTTCTTTAAAAAATCTAAAACACTTATTAAAATTATTCCTCCGCCAATCCAGGTTAAAGGTCCTCCTGGATTTCCAGCCTCTGTCATCATTAGACAGACAGCTATTATATTTACGATTATCTTTTTCATTTCCTTACGATGTAGCCGTGATAAAATTTTAAATAATCTTCTAAACTTATTGACGTTACAAATGGGCTGTGACCTATAAAATCTATGAGCATGTCACAATCACTAACTTGGATTGTTTCCAAGGGGTACGGCGTTTTATCTTCGCCAATTATTACCCAATAAAGGGATACATTTTTTCGTGTCCACTTGTGGACCAATTGAACGTCTACCAAATCTTTCTCCCACGTGGTGCCATCGTAATAGTACCCAATTAATTTGTGGTCTAATATCATCGTATTCATTATGCTAATTTGTTAAGGTTAGTATTTAAAATTTTGTACCCTAGATTCTCTAAGTCTCTTAAGCTTTTGCGTAGGTGCGTACGTCCTACAATATCCTCAAGCATATCATTTAACAAAACGGTTTTACCACCTCTTTTAAAACTCATAATTCTGTACCCTTGCGCCTCGTTTTTTGTGTAACAAAGCCCTTTATTAAATTCCTTTTGTAGCCTAGCTTTGTCTTTATTTTCTAGCCACGCCTCAAAAAGTAAATCGATCACGGTGAAAGTTTCGTAGTACTCCTCTTTATTTGCATCCGAAATACTTTGGCAATGGTCCCGTAATTTTCGCCACTGCTCAAAATTGCTGTCGATTGGGTCCACGTCTGTCGGTCCTCCGTGGCCATGGTTGTAGGCTATGCCTGACTTGATGCCGTCCAAATAAACGACCGCCTGAAAATTGTTCGTCTCCTCTGAATTCCATTCAGAAAACTTTACATTTTTTAATTCTAACTTTTGCATAATATATTTGACCCGTTATTTTTGCCACGGGTCCCGGGCTGTTGGTTGATTAAATATTTTTATTTTACTACAAATCCTAATACATCTTTTTTTGCTCGGCCTTTGGCCTTAAGTCCCAAAATTATCGAGCCACTTTCGAGCATCAAATCGTCGGCCTCGTCTCCATCAATTACGGCCGTGCCCAAATAATTAGTCGGTAAATCTTTTTTGTGGTCAAATACCACGGCCACGGGTGCGCCGTTTTGTAATGCGGTCAGGCAGTCGGCCTCGTTCTCCTCCGTACGGCTAAAGGTCAATTTATAATTTGTCCCTTTGTATTTTAATACTTTGCCTAGGATTTTAGTATAGTCGTAAAAAACTAAATTTGACAAATCATTAAGGATATCCAAGCCCGTTCTATTTTTAACGATTGCAATCAAATCTAGGTCACTAGTCCCGTTCAAACGGACCGCAATTTTTTTGCCGTTTTTCTCGGCCTTCTTATTTAATAGGATTAATTCCTTTGCGATTTGCTCGCAAAATTGTTGACGATTATTTAAATAGAATTCAGTCCTATTTTTGCGGGCCTCCTGAATGCTATTGAATGCGCCACGGCCTGCCGTGAACAAACATGCTAAAATGCAAGATTGCGTAGCATTCGGGCAAAGATTAATTCCTTTGCTGTTTTGTGTGTACGGAGACAGATATAAAATATGCGTCTCTAAAAAATTCTTTGATGTTTTTGCGTTGGTAGTTCCTTTGCTAATTAACTTTTTCATTTGCGTAAAATTTATAAGGTTTTTAAATTATTTATTTTGATTGAAAACATAAGCCAAGCCAAGCAAAATCGTAGTAAATTTTTTCCTCAATTTCAATAGGTTCTAAAATATCTACAATTGTTTCTAGGTCGTCTGAATATCCTATTTCTATTTTATCTCCATCCAATTTAAGTTGGTAATAATCGCCATTTAATTCAGAAATTAAATCGTTTATAGACTCAATAGAAATTAAGGGCATTTCCCATCCGTTCCAAGTTCTTTGTGGATTATGCAATCCAATAAAAGTCTTATTAAATTCAGACTCGTCAAAGTAAAATTTTGCAGGTACTAAATTTTCACTGTTCATAATTAGTTTTTTTTAAAAGGTTTGAAATTATTTTATGTTTCTATCTGAATAAATAAATGAATATTCGCATGCGTTGATTTCCTCGTATTCCTTTGCAAGTAAATTGATTACGTTTTGAACTTTGTCGAAATCAAATCGGTTCAAAGGATATCCAATAAACGGGGTAAGGTCGTAACCGCATGCGTTTTTTAATAGGATTAAATCAGTCAATAGATTACGTTTTTCTGTAGGGGTTAAATTTTTCATAATTGCGTACATGTTTTGTTTGATTGCGTTTGCAAGTAATGTAGAATATTTTAAACCGCAAAAAAAAATGTTAAAAAAATGTTGAAAACTCTAAGGATCAGCGAAAGTGATATAACCTGGGCCACCCAGGTTTTGTCCTATAAAAAATTGCGATTCAAGCACGCCAGGGCTGTTTTGGTTTGAAAATTATTGGAATAATACAAGGAAAAAACCGTTGAAAACTTTGTGTAAGTAATGCAAAATAAATTTGTAAAACTTAAAAACCTAGGGATTTTCGGGCTATGGTAAGCCGTAAAGTACGGGCAATTGCCCCGCAAATTTTGGGCAAAAAATAGGGTAATTTTTGGGCAAAAAATAGGTCGGCAATATAATGCCGATTGGTAATTAGCTACATTGCTAATTGTATTGTTCGAATTGGGTCGGGGAATAGTAGCAATTTAGCAGGCCAACTAGATAGATAATTAGGCAAACGTCTAATTGTGCCGTGCGGTCTGTAGTCAATTAGATAATTATCTAACTACCTAACCGTGCCGACGCCGACCCTACAAAAAGCCAAAAATCCTACAGAAAAAGTTTGAAATCCGACCCCCCCTAGGTCGATTAGGATCGTTTTGGTTTGGCCATCGCTGGCGTAAAATATGGTGGATACCCAACACCCCTATTTTTCTAACAAAATTTTTACCTTTGCAAAAAAAACAATGGCAAAGTCTAACACATCAGGTGGTACTAGGAAGATTTCTTTTGGAAAGAAGAGTACTGGTAAGCCTAAAAAGAGCTACGGTCCTAAAGACCAAAAGCCTAAAAAGTATCGTGGTCAGGGTAGATAGTATTTCTATTTACCCCTTGTTTTATGTAGTATTATTGTACGTTTCGACAAAGCGTACACTTTTGTGTAGACTTTGTGTACAAAAAATGCTTGCTTTGTATTTTTATACAACCTTATAACTAATTGATATATAGTTAGTTAACTGTATATTTATTTCTTTAATGTACAAAATGTAGAAAATATAAAGGAAAAATAGAAAAAATTCTTTCACCCCCAATAGTATTTTATATATAGTAGTAATTGGGCAAAAAAGTTTGCAAGTTTACATGTTGTACATTTTAATTGTTTTTAGTATATTTGTACAAACAATAAAAAATATAACATGAAACTTTACAAAAAGAAACCTGATAAAATAATTCGGGTAAACATCATCCGTGCTGGTAGTGTCACTAAGCATATAGCATTTCACGAATGCGAGTTAGTTGAATGCTTCAATGAGTTAATGGCATTTGTGCATACTCATATTGATGGGGACAAGAAGACTATGTTGCAATGTCGTGAATGGATTAACTCTAAGAATGGGGCATCGATGAGCTTTAGCTTTATGGGTGGCAACTTGGATTCGATTGAGGACTTAATTAATAAACATTTTAATTGATTGGCATAGTAATTGTATATAGATTTGTAACAAATTAAAATAGAATATGATAGTTAAAAATGTAGAGTCTGGTAAGATAGCCAGAGAAAAATTAATCAAAGGGGTTGACACAATAGCTAACGCTGTTGGATCGACACTTGGTGCAAGGGGGCGCACTGTGTTGATGGAATCAGAACAACACATTGGTGGTATCACAGTTACAAAAGACGGAGTCAGTGTAAGTAAAGGAATTAACCTTATGGATCCCACTGAGAACCTAGCGGTGATGATCATGCGTGAGGCATCTGAGAAGACTGCCAACTCGGCAGGCGATGGGACGACGACGAGCATGGTGCTGGCACAGGCCATCATCCATGAGGCGATGGATCAGATAGAGCCGAGCGATAACTTAACGCAGGTGCTAAGAGATATTCAGGATGCTAGTACGGAAGTATTAGCAAAGCTTGACGAGATGTCAGTGGAGATTACAGACGAGAAGCTTGAGTCAGTTGCTACAATATCTGCTAACGGGGATGAGGACACGGGGCGTATCATAGCGGATGCGTACAGTAAGGTGGGGCTGAGTGGCGTGGTGACAGTAGAGCCGTCAAAGGATGCGCTGACATACTCAGAAATTATTAGTGGGATGAAGATAGACAGGGGCTTCACAAGTAAGTACTTTGTCACTGACCACAAGAAGCAAGAGTGCGTGCTAGAGGACCCATACATTTTGGTGACCGACCAGCCAATTAGTCATATCAATGACATATACCCAATACTTGAGTTTATTCTTGAGGGGAACAGATCGCTATTAATTGTGGGAGAGATTGAGGAGAATGCGCTGAACACATTAAATGCCAACAAGATTAAGGCTAAGTTAAAAGTGTGCTCTATCATCCCACCACAGTTTGGCTACAAGAAGCATCAGTTGATGCAGGACATAGCGATGGCGACGGGTGCTAAGTACTTTAGCGAGCAGACAGGCGACAACCTAGCACTTGTCTCAATTGACGACCTAGGGCGTGCAAAGAAGGTGATCAGTGGCAGGTTCAATACGCTGCTACGGGATCCGGGTCAACCAGGTGATGTGGAGGCGAGAGTAGAGGAGCTGCAAGAGCAGTTAAAGGTGGAGGAGAGTGCGATCGAGAAAGACTTTTTAAAAGAGCGCATCGCTAACCTTGGTGGTGGCGTGGCTGTCATTTATGTGGGGGCTCAGTCAGACATTGAGCAGAAGGAGAAGAAGGACCGGGTGGACGATGCGGTGTGTGCTGTGAGAGCTGCACTAGAAGAGGGCATACTGCCAGGTGGTGGCGTGGCACTAAAAGATGTGGCCAGAGAGATGAACACAAAGAATAAGGGGGACATTATTTTACTTCATGCTATGCTTGCTCCAATGAAAAAGATATTATCTAACGCTGGTGTTGACCCAAATGATGTTATGTTGGATTTGGTGAAAAATGGCGTTGGCATGAACGTGGTGACCATGGCTAAAGCTAACATGATGGAGGCAGGTATAATCGACCCGACAAAGGTGACCAAGGAGGCGGTGCGAAACGCGGTGTCAGTAGCTACAACTTTACTTTCTACCGATACAGTTATAACTAATATTAGGGCATAATAAGTGTATCTTTGCAAAAAAAAATAACACGGGGACAGGTGACTGAACAGTATTAATATGGGTAACTTTGTAAAATTAACAACAAGAAACGAAGAAGGTGCTTACGTAAGAACTTGGGTAGATCAAGCTTCAATCAAACAATTGTCTCAGAATGGTATAACACAAGCTGGAGAGAATGAGGGTACATGTGTATTTGTAGACGGAACAGTTATTGAGTTAAAAGCATTTAACGAAACTCTTGATACGTTAAAGTAATTACAAGCACAATCTTTATTATTATCTAATTTAAATAAAATAATGCGAGTAATTGGACCAAACATATTAATCGTACCTCAAGAAGAGGAGACGAAGACAAAAGGAGGGCTATTGATGTCAGCATCTGACACAAAGGAGCTAAGATATAAGAAGGCGACGGTGGTGTCTGTCGGCACAACGGTGGAGGGTGTGATTCCTGGTAACTTTATTTATTTTGATAAGGCTGCAGGTCACACAATCCGGGTCAACGAGGACCTATATACCGTCATAACAATTCGGGACGTTGTCGTCGTGCTTTAAAATCCTCATTTGCCCGCTTGGCTACTCTATTGAACTGACGTTCGGAGTACCGAGTGGGCATTTTAATTTCAGTGATAGGCTTCTCGCCTAAAAGTCGTGCGTAAACATCACGCATAATGGCTCTGCCCTTGGCAGATAGCTCATACATGGGTACCGTATGGTACGATCCCTTCCTAAATACGGAGATAAGGCCCATATCAATCATATCTTTACGCTTCTTTGGGGCAAAACCTAGTATCTGGTTGTACTTCTCTATTGACTTGACGTTAAATATACCCTCCGAGTGCAAAAAACAGAGCATTTGGAAGTAAGGAGCCGACAGTCCGTAGTGCCTAAGGACATATTTCTGCACAAGCCCTATGTATTTTAGGAAATCATGCTCAATTTCCATGCGTGTAACGGGTGGATACTTCTTAGGTCGGTAGACCTTAGGCATCATATAGGTGCGAATGGCCATTATCGTACGATTAAACCGGTGATGATGGCTAAAAAAGCTACAATTTCTACCCAAAAGATGCCATTTTTGGTCTTATTTAAGGCGCAAATGGCAGAGAATATAACAATAATAACTGATGGCTGCCATAATCCTGACTCAAAGTATAGCCCCATGGATGCACATCCTATGCCTAAAAGGGCACCAAGGTAGTGAACGATGTGGGTATTGGCCCCTGTCCATTTAAACTCAGAGGCTGCACCAACAAATGCGAGCCCTGCTCCTGAGAAAAAGTATAGTGGTGTGGACTCGTCAGATTGGAAGACCATGGTGGTGGCTAGTGCCCAGCAGAAGATAGTAAAGAAATATCCTTGCCTAACTGTGTTAAGTTTGTAGTGGGAGTCGGAGATAGATGGGAGCACGCCAAACCGGTAAGTAATAAATCCTACGTAGCTGACGAATATTAAAAACTGTGCAAGTGTTAGAATCATAATTGTATATTTTATTTTAACAAATTTACTATCTTTGTTTGAATTTTAAAATAACAAAAAAATGTTACAGCAATCTCAACTTAAAGGACCAAAGAAAAAATCATATCCACTTGTTGGTGAAGCCGAGATGGCGGATGAGTTAAATAAGATTGAGCGTTCTCGTCCAACAGGCTACAGAACAGCAGGTCAGGCACCAGTGTCTGCACCTAAAAAGAAGCCTGCTAAAGGCCGTGACATGCCACTTCCTTCTTCAGATGGGATAATGGGTACATTCACTAATTTTTTCAAAAAGAAATAATGGCAATTAAGAAATCAGAAACTCCTGCTAAAACTGCAGGCAAGTTAGTTAAGGGTGCAGTTAAAGGCTGGATAAACAAAGGCATGGCAGATACATTAACCGAAGTAAAGGTTATGCCAAAGACTAATCGTCTTAAGACATTTGCACAAGACGTTAAGTCTGGATTAAAAGGCGTAAATGCTGCCGCAGGTGGTGGTTTATTAGGAAAGGTAGCAGCAGTTGCACAAGCTCCTAATATCGTTGGCGTTTCTGCTATGGCTCAATCAGGCTATAAGAGTAGAAAAGCAAGTGGTGCTACTCCTGGTGGCAAGAAGCCATTATTTGGTCGTGATGTACCTCTTCCTGATTCATCATCTTTATTTAATAAATAATATGGCAAAGCAAAAAATGGTTGCCCCTAAAACGGTTGCTAATAAGGACAATACGAATGTTGCTCGTAAACGAGTTAATGTATTAGTTGCTGATAAACCAAGTTATTCGTGGTTATATAATGTTCCAGGATTTGGAGGTAAACAAAGAAAAACAACCAAAGAAGATTCTACTAGATACGAACAAGGATTTAGGGAGCAAGTAACTAGAGATCAAATAGCTGGAAAATCAACAGTTCCATATACAGCATTTAGTAGTAGTCGTAATCAAGGAAGATGGGAAGCCGAAGATAGAAGAAAAAGTAATGACTTAAAGAAAGGATCTATGGTACGTGATTCGTCTATCCCATTAGCACCAACAGAATTTCCAGACTAATGAAAAAGATCATTAAGAAAGCTGCAAAGTTTGAGTCTGAGAAATCTTTGGATGGAGCGATGAAGTTCTTAAAAGGGAATGTAAAGAAAATTAAAAAATAATAAAATGGCTAAGAAAATACAAGAAAAATCGTCAATCAATAAACCAATGCCTACACAAACAATGGGCATTACGGATATTGTAAGAGCAGCTAAATTAATGAAAGTTGCTAAGAAAATGGCTATTAAAAAAATGTTCTAACATGGAAGGCTTAGGAGATTTGGTTGCTAAGGTAACCGAGGTTACCGGCATCAAGGCAGTAGTTGAGGCAGTTGCAGGTAAAGACTGTGGTTGCGCCCAACGTCAGCAAAAGTTGAACGACATGTTCCCTTTTGCAACATCAAAGGATCAGTATTACGCTGACAAAGTTAACAACCAAGAGATTGGTCTATAATGAAAGTATTAGTTAAAAATATTAGGCATTTTGACATGGGTGACTATATATTAGTCATTGGCAATAATGCAACTGATATATTTAAGTTTTACAATGTGTCCCAGATGCATGGGCTTAATCTTTTAGATGCCCAAGCAGAAGAGGTTGACAAGACAAAAGGGAATGGTGTTTATATGTATGGTCTTACAAATTATGACCCAGCAGATAAAAAGCTAACAGCCAAAGCCCCTTACAAGCCTTTTTTATTTTTAAATATGGGGACATTTAAAAAATACTCCCTTACCGAGCAAGCAACAGCTATTATGCATGAGACCATGCACATGAATATCTTGTTGAACAACTGGAACATAAAAGATAAGGAGGAAGAGGTGATAGGTAAAGCTGAAGAAGAAGCTAATAAAATAATTGCAAAATTAAAGGGACTTAATCTGTTAAAGAAGTAATGGCAACACCAGCTTGGACACGAAAAGAGGGCAAAGACCCAAAAGGAGGGCTTAACGCTAAAGGCGTAGCCTCGTATAGACGTGCAAACCCTGGAAGTAAATTACAAACAGCGGTGACCACTCCTCCATCAAAGTTAAAAGCAGGCAGCAAAGATGCAAACAGACGTAAGTCTTTTTGTGCAAGGATGTCAGGCATGGAGGGACCAATGAAGAAGCCAAATGGCGAACCAACAAGAAAAGCACTAGCACTAAGAAAATGGAACTGTTAAAAAGAAAAGACGGATCAACATCTAAGCGTGGACTGTGGGATAATATCCGTGCCAATAAAGGAAGCGGAAAGAAGCCAACTAAGGAAATGCTAAAGCAAGAGAAGAAGATTCTTGCAAAGAAGAAATAATGAAAGGCAAAACAGCGCAGTATTATGCTACTCATCCTGAGGCTCGCAAGAAAAGACTTGAGTATCAAGCCGACTATAACAAGCGACCTGATCAGTTAAAAAAACGCATCGAGTTAAATAAGATTAACAGAGACCGTGGGCAGTATGCTGATAAAGATGGTAAAGATATGAGTCATCAAAAGAATGGCCGTGTCATTGAAGAGTCAGCTAGTAAAAATCGTGGTTCAAAGTCAAATTCTGCTGGTGATGTACGTGCCAGAGGAAAGAAAAAAAAGTAATATCTTTGTAACATAAATAATAAATATGAAGAAGGTAACTAAAAAGACAGCGTTTGATATCAAAGAGGCAAGCAACCAAAAGCTTAAGCCTGCTGCTCGTAAGCACTATGCAGAAAATGCACAAGCTGCTATGAAAAACCAAATGAAGAAAAAGAAATAACATGGGAGTTTTAAACTACACACAAGCAGGGCGTGCCGCTGCCGTCACCCCGTCTAACACGGTTAATATTCCTAGCGTATCAGGAGGAGAGAATACACAAGGATGTACTCTTTACACTGGATCAGGAGGGATTATTAAAGCAATGACAATCGGTGGCGACATTGTTACGTTTAACTCTGTTCCTGCTGGACAAATTTTACAGGTAAAAGTTTTGCGTGTTTACGCAGAAGTAACAACTGCAACAGGGATTGTCGCTCTTTGGTAAATGAACGAATCAGATTTGAAACTGGGAATATTGAATACTATAGTATTGGCTATTTCTTTTAGCAATATAGAAACGTCTCTTCGTCTATTTTTACTTCTTGTATCAATCGGATACACATGCCTTAAAATTTATAAGTTATTAAAAAATAAGCGCAATGAGGTTTAAGGATATTTTCAAAGATTCAAACGACCTTAATGAGCAATCAATTGCTGCTTTTATTTCTCTTACATTAGTTATAATTATCACTATTTGTGATTTAATAACCGGATTGTTAGGGATGGAACTTATTATCAAAGAATTTATTTTTGTTTCGCTTTTGGCTTTTACTGCGGCAGCTTTAGGGATTGCTGGATATAAAACATTGAACAATAAAGAAGATGGCGAAACGAGAGAGTAATTTAACACAAAAGGTTACAGATAAAGCAATTGATTCAATCAAAATGCCTGTAACATTTAAGGAGTTTAGTAAAGAACCTGTTAAAGCAATGTTGTTCATTGTCACGTTAGCCATTGGTTATTTATACGTTGACATGAAAATGATGTATGCAAAAAACATTGATGGTCAATCGGCTAAATTAGACAAGGTTGAAATGAAAATTGATGCATTAACAAATCAATTACGCAAGTCTGATTCCTTATTATCTGCAAGCTCAACAAAATTAATGGTTTTATCTGAATTAGGTCATATTAAATGATTTATTGGGTTTACGCATTTATTATTTTGTCAATGGGTGGATGCGTTTCTGCTGTAGCAGAAAAAGATACCGAAATAAAAGATAAAAAAGTATTGGTAAAAGTAGACGACTTTACTTCAATAATAGAACGTGCAAAAAAAAACCAGGCAATGGCATTTAATGTTGGAGCAAAGGCTGACAATGCAATGGTTAACAAGGTTGAAGCAGTAGCACAAAAAATCAATACATTAGAATCAACGATTGAGAAGTTAGAGGAAAAAAATGAAAAACTGCAAGAACAAGTTAAGTCTAATCCTAGTTTTGATATTCCTTTTTTCATGGAATCTATCATTGACAGCACAAACATATCCAAAGAAAAAAATAATTAATGGTGATACGGTAATCGTAATGACCGAAAGTCAAGCAAATAATATCAATGCATTGTTTCGAAATTTAAAAAAAGATAACAAGAAACAATTAGCTATTTCGGATTCATTAAAATCAATTGTAAAAGTATTTGACCAAGATAAGATTATTTATGTGCAGTCATTAGACAAGGCACAGAAGTCATATATGTTAAGTGAAGAGGAGAACAAAATATTGCTTCAAACACAACAATCATTAAAAATAGGTAGATTTGCGCAAGATATTAGTGTTCTTACACTTATGTTTACAGTTGTAGTATTATTAAAAATATCATTTATTAAATAACAATGAAGCTATCAGAACATTTAGATTTATCCGAGGTTACTCGATCAGACTCAGCTAAAAGAAATGGCATAAGTAATATGCCAACACCTGAGCACACAGACAACTTAGTATTATTGGCTAATAAAGTATTTGAGCCAATACGTAATCACTTTAAAGTACCTATTCTTATCTCAAGTGGGTATCGTTCAAAAGAATTAAATTCTAAAATTGGAGGATCATTAACAAGCCAACATTGCTCAGGTGAAGCATTGGATATTGACATGGATGGTTCGTCTAGTGGCGTAACTAACAAAATGATATTTGATTACATTAAAGATAACTTAAACTTTGATCAATTAATTTTTGAGTTTGGCACTCAAACAAATCCTGATTGGGTCCATGTATCATATGAATCATCTGGAAAACAACGCAAGCAAGTATTAAGGGCAAGTAAATCAGGAGGAAAAACTTCATATGCCCCATATAAATGAAAAATTTAAAATACTTACTCGGCATTCTGTCGATTTCATTAATGTTTTCTTGCAAACCGTTACATTCTGTAACGACTACGAAAGAAATTGTACGTATAGATACCGTACGTGATTACAAAGTAATTACAAAATTCCAAGCTGTTCATGACACTTTGACCATAGATAATCCATGCGACTCTTCTGGCATCTTAGCGAACTTTTATACTAAGATTAAGGTACCACAAGGCAAGATAATAATTCGTTCCGTACAGGGCAAGATTCAAGCCACAGTGGATATTGATTCTATTGAGTCTGTATACCAAGATAAGTATAAATCTAAATCAACAACTAGTACGCACAAGAGTGAAAAAGTTATACGTACAAATGAGATTCCTAAATGGGTAATTTGGTTTATGGCTATAAGTGGAGTTTTGTCATTTTTATATATTAGAGAGAAAGTTAGTATTTTTGTAAAATAACTACCAAAGAATAATAAATGGCAAGGATAAGTACGTACCCTAATGATACAAACGTAACAGGTCTCGATAAGTGGATAGGCAGCGACGCCGATAATTCAAACATTACCAAGAACTTTACAGCCGATGCAGTAGCATCTTATTACAATAGGGTATCAAAGATTGATACAGGGTATTTCTCATGGGAGTTTGTCCCTGATTTGGCTCCTGCTGTTCAGTCATCAATGACATTTGAGAAAGTAGGTTGGACTAACAATACCATTAACTTAACAGGACTTGGTGGCGTGATTAGAGTATCTAATCTAACGCTTGCTAACACTGTACCGGGGACATTTATTGAGAACGAATGGGTTAATAAAATTTTATTAGTTCATATCCCACAAAGCCCTAGTTTATACGCATTCTACAGAGTAGATGCGGTAGTTCAAGATGGGTGGTTCTATTTATTGACATTAACATTTTTAGATGGGAACAATAGTGTCATTCAAAGAAATGACCCTGTTGCTTTTGGTATTTTCTCTGCTATTGCAGGGACAAGTGGTACCTCAGGCACATCGGGAACAAGTGGTACAACAGGTACTAGCGGTACGTCGGGAACGAGTGGCACATCAGGCACTACGGGCACGAGTGGCACGTCAGGAACGAGTGGCACATCAGCAACTAGTGGAACAACAGGTACTTCAGGTACAAGTGGTAGCTCAGGTACATCTGCAACCTCAGGAACATCGGGTACAAATGGTACAGGAGGAACATCGGGTACGTCAGGTACGTCTGCGACCTCAGGTACAACAGGTACGTCAGGAACATCCGCAACTTCAGGAACATCAGGCTCATCAGGTAATACCGGTGATAGATATGCGACCACATCAACAACGACATTTACCTTAGGTAATGCAGGTACGATAACTGTAGGATTGGGATTAGCTTATACAGCAGCTCAATCTATTATCGTTGTTTATGATGCGAGTAACTTTCAAGAATGCGAGGTTATTGCTTATAATCCAGCAACGGGTGCTTTACAATTTGCCGCACCAACAAGAACTGCTGGAGGTGGCACATATAGTTTATGGACAGTCAACCTTGACGGTGCTAGTGGTGGCGATGGTTCATCGGGTACAAGTGGTACAAGTGGCTCATCAGCAACATCAGGCACGTCGGGTACAAGTGGTACAACAGGAACGAGCGGTAGCTCAGGCACGAGTGCGACTAGTGGTACTTCAGGTACAACAGGAGTTGATGGAACGAGTGGAACGAGTGGTACATCAGGAACTACAGGTACTAGTGGTACGTCGGGCACGTCAGGAACGACAGGAACGTCAGGAACTTCAGCTACATCAGGCACATCGGGTACGACAGGTACCTCAGGTTCTAGCGGTACGAGTGGTACGACAGGAAGCAGTGGCACGAGTGGCACGAGTGGTGTTGATGGAACAAGTGGAAGTAGTGGTGTAGATGGAACGAGTGGTACGAGTGGAACAAGTGGCACATCAGGTACAGCAGGTACATCAGGGCGTAATGGTATTGACGGGTCATCAGGAGCAGCAATTGTTAACTGGTATGGTGCTTTTACAAGCACAGTTACACAAACAGTTTCAGGCGCAAATACAGCCACAGCTATTACATATACTAATGTTGAGTTATCAAATGGTATTGTATTTAGTGGTTCCCAAATTACCGTTCAACATACAGGTATATATGAGATTGGTTATTCTCTTCAATTAGAAAAAACATCTGGTGGTTCAGCTGTTGATGTTGATATTTGGTTAAAGAAAAATGGTACTAATATTATTAGAACCGATTCTGTTATAGGGCTAGTTTCTAACTCAGCGAAACAATTACCATTTGTATCTATTATAGATAGTGCAAGTGCTAATGACTACTATGAGGTTTACTTCTCATCAACAAGTCCTAACGTACAAATAACTGCTATTTCAGCAACTGGTATCCACCCGGCAGCACCTTCTATCATCACCAACATTAAACAAATTGGTGTGTCGGTTGGATCAACCTCAGGAACCTCAGGAACCTCAGGTGCACAAGGAACTAGCGGTGCTAGTGGTACATCAGGCACATCGGGTACGTCAGGTGCTCAGGGTACAAGTGGAGCGAGCGGTTCATCAGGTACCTCAGGTACAAGTGGACTAGCAGGCACATCAACTCGTGTTGAGCAGAACTTTACAGCTACAGCAGGTCAGACTACATTCACCATTACAGGTGGGTATACCATTGGTCTTATTGACGTGTACATTAACGGTGCTCGCCTTTTGCCAACTGACTATACAGCGACTAACGGCACGACAGTAGTATTAGGCACACCTGCATTGCTAAACGATGCGGTGACCGTGCTAAACTATACTTCTAGCATTGCAGCACTACCTACATCTAGAGATGTGTTTGACTACACAGCAACAGCTGCTCAGACAACTTTCACAGTTAGCGGAGGCTACACAGTAGGCTTGCTAGATGTGTATGTCAACGGTTCTAAGCTTACGCCTGCTGAGGTGACAGCGACCAATGGCACAACCTTTGTGTTGACAGTTGCTTCGGTAGTTGGGGATCAAGTTCAAGCTATCCGATACAACTCATCAATTAATGGTGTGTCAGGAAGCGGTACGGCAAACTATGTATCTAAGTTTACTGCGAGTGGTACGATTGGGAATAGTAGTATTCAAGATAGTGGTTCTGCTTTGTCATTTGGTGTCGCATCTACTTTTTTAGATATTGTAAACATAGGAACTGCTGGTACTGAAAGACTAAATATATTTGGAGCAGGTTCTCAATATATAAATATTAAAAATACTACAACAAATGCAGATATGTTTGTTGGTATGTCATCAGGACTTGCTGCTGCTTATATTGGTACTGGTAGTTCAAATCCTTTTGTATTTGTAACTGCTGGAACCGAACGTATGCGGATAAATGCTGATGGCAACATTAGTATGACTGGAACTTTAAATGTTCAAGGAAATTTAATGGGGCAACTTACAGCTGATAATGCTCCATTATTTAAAGTTGTATCTGGGGCTTCTACAAGTACAAGAAGTGGTATTGCAATTAAAGATTCTTGGAATGGCAGTACTAATACTGGCAGTTTTATGTACTTTTTTGTTGGTACTGGCTCAGGAGAAAGAGAGGCATTGCGGATTACGAATGCAGGAGATGTTTTAATGGGTAAAAGTGCTGAAAATGCAGGTGTAGCTGGATTCCAATATCGTGGGGCAGCTCCTGGACTTGTTCAAATTACAAGGGATGGTGGCGAGTCTTTACAATTGTGGAGATACACATCAAACGGGAAAATGTTAGTATTTTATTATAATGGTGCGGAAGTGGGTTCAATTTCGTCAAATACAAATTCTTTACCATCTGACTTAAACTTCAAAAAAGATATAAGTAATATTTCAATAGGTTTAAATCTTGTTAATAAATTAAGACCAGTTCATTATAGACACAAATTAGATGAAGATAATGAGGCTTTATCAAATGGTATTATTGCTCAAGAATTAGAGCAATCATTATTAGATTGTGGTATTGAAAAAAATACTCTTTTAATGTTGCAACATAAGCCAAATGAAAAGGAAAACGAATCTCAATATTGGGTAGATTATACTAAAATGATTCCTATTTTGATTAAGTCCATCCAAGAACTTTCTGCCAAAATAACCATCTTAGAAAATAAATAGTTATGACAAAAATATCGAATCAATATAGTTTAACCAATGTCCTCACCGCTGATGTAGTTAATGGCAGGGTGGGGGTAAATAATGGCAGCCCAACCGTAGCTTTGGATGTGACAGGGGCGGGGAAGTTTTCGAATGTTGTAACGGCAACAAGAGGAAGTTTTGCTCCATCATTTATTGCAATAGGTAGTAGTGCGGGAAATGGACAGATTCAAATAAGTAATAGTGCCAATTATGTAATCGGAGCAGGTACTGATTATGGTGGAATGAGTTTTACTGTAGGAGGAGGCGAAAGATTAAATATACTTAACAATGGAAGCGTAGGTATTGGAACGAGTTCTCCTCCACATAATTTATCAGTAAAAGGAAGTAGTGCTACGGATATGATATCTTGGACAGACAATGTAAATAATACTGGTTATTTGGGTATTCGTGGAGGTGGCGTAGTTTGGATGAATGCTGATAATAATTTAGTATTTGCAACTGCGGCTACCGAACGTATGCGGATTACGAGTGGGGGGGATTTATATTTTGGAAGTTCTAGTATTACTACCGCAACAACATCAATATATCTTGAAAAAGCAGGTGGAGATATAATTCAAGTTTTTCCATATAGTAGCGGTTCAAGTGTTTTACAATATTATTATAGACAAAATGGTGCATTAGTTGGTTCAATTAGTTATAACGGAGCAACAGTTTTATTTAATGGTACTTCTGATTATAGACTTAAAGAAGATTTAAAAGATTATAATGGATTAGAAATTATAAATAAATTAAAAACTTATAACTTTATTTGGAAAGATACTAATGTAAGAGATTATGGAGTAATGGCTCATGAACTACAACAGGTGTTGCCAAATTATGTAACAGGAGAAAAAGATGCTTTAAATAAAGATGGAAGTATTAGTCCACAAGCGGTTGACTATTCTAAAGTAGTTCCCGTTTTAATCAAGTCCATCCAAGAACTCTCTGCCGACTTAACATCCGCTAAACAAGAAATAGAATTATTAAAAGCAAAGTAATATGTCAAAGAATACTCAATTAGGAAATTTAGTTAATGGGATATTTGTCGATTCAACAGGACGAGTTGGGGTGGGGACGCAGAGTCCGAATCATCCATTAACCGTTAAAGCAGATTCATCAGCAAATGGCATAAATATTATAGCAGAAACAGGCGGTTTTGCACAATTATCATTAAGTAATGCTGGAAATACATTAATTGGGAATGCTATTACTCAAGTACCAAATTCTACAAGTTTTGATATGTATTTTAGTACATATAATGGAACTTCTAGAACCACTAAAATGGTAATTAATGGAGCAGGCAACGTAGGTATTGGAACGACTTCGCCATCGGCACCATTACACGTTTTTTCAACTGCGGCAGTAACGGCTGTTTTTACAAGAGACTTGACTACTGATGTATCTTTAAGAATATTATCAGATAATAGCGGAGCTATTTTAGACACGCAAGGTGTTCATAGTTTAAGATTTCAAACAAGCGATACCGAACGTATGCGGATTACGAGTGGTGGGAATATGTTAATGTCAAAAAATTCAGTTATTGGTATTAATACTGATGATGGTGCTGATGATGGGTATTTAGCTTTATCTGGTGCAAGTGCTGATGGTCCAACAAGAGGGGGATATATATATTTATCAGGCAATGAAAGGGCATCAGACCCTGGTCACGTAACTATAGGTGCAGGTAATGTTATTGGAATTGGTTCAGTTATTACATTTAGAACTGCTGGAACTGAAAGAATGCGACTTATTGGTAATGGAAGACTTCTTATTGGAACAAGTACAGACCAAGGTTATTTGCTTTTTGTAAATGGAAATGCTGCTGGTACATCTGGTTTTGCAAACGTATCAGATGGAAGACTTAAGAAAGATATTGTACCTATTGAAAATGCATTAAATAAAGTAAATAAATTAAATGGAGTATCTTTTAATTGGGATAAAGATTCAAGAACTGACTTAACTTTAGATGATAATAATCATTTAGGATTAATTGCTCAAGATGTAGAAAAAATATTGCCACAGGTAGTATCAACAGGTGATGATGAACTTCAAACTAAAACTATTACCTATTCTGACATTGTGCCCGTATTGATTGAAGCAATAAAAGAATTATCTAAAGAAATAGAAATTTTAAAACAAAAATAAATATGACAAATTTTGCATGGAGCGTATACCAGCTCGATACAGTACCTCAAGAAGGAAATTTAATGGACGTGGTTATTGTAGTTCACTACGGCCGTACAGCAGTAGACGGAGAATACTCAGCATACTCATACGGAACAATGGCTTGCCAAACTCCATCTGAGACAGACTTTACAGCCTACCCAGATTTAACATTCGACCAAGTATGTTCTTGGCTTGATGCAGGATTACCGGTAGCTGATATCGATGCAGGATTACAGCAGGATATTGATAATCAAATCAATCCGCCGATTATTGTGCTCCCAATCCCTTGGTTAGTTGAATAATTTTGTTTATTTTTATGTATGGCATACGTATATAGACATATCAGATTAGATAAACATGAGCCTTTTTATATTGGGATAGCAACTCATTTAAAAAGGGCTTATGATAAAAAATCAAGAAAAAATAAAATATGGCAAGTTATAGTTGCTAAATCTGACTATAGAATAGAAATATTGTTTGATGATTTAACAAGAGAAGAGGCTTTAGAAAAAGAAAAGGAACTGATTTTATTATATGGTAGAATAGATAAAAAGACAGGCACACTATGTAATTTAACTGATGGTGGTGAAGATTTTCCAGGGCATTGGAATATAGGAAGAAAAGCATCTGAAGAAACAAAAGCTAAACTAAGAGAAGCAGCAAAGCATAAACCACCTAGAAGTGAAGAAGGTAATAAAAGAATATCACTTGCTTTAACAGGTAGACCTAAATCAGAAGAACATAGAAGAAAGTTATCTGAACATTTTAAAGGTAAGTCTCAAGGTCCTTGGAAAGAGGAACAAAGAAAAAAGAATCTTGATTTTTGGATTAAAAAATATATCCCAATTGCTCAATATGATTTAGAAGATAATCTTATAAAAATTTGGGATAATAGAATACTTGCTAGTATTGAATTGGGATTAAAAAAAGACATTATTAGGGAGTGTTTAAGAGGAAGAAAAAAGGAATATGGAGGTTATAAGTGGAAGAATTATACAACAACCGAAGCTCCTATTTAATTAGGAGTTTTAATTGTTTTTAGTAATTTTGTAATGTAAAATTTAATAAACTATACACATGAAAAAGTATCGTGATCTGTTAGGCTTGGTTCACTACCTTAACCAATCTATCGAACAAGGCAAAACTATTGGCCAAAAGAAGTTAACAAAAATTGGTGACCTACTTAAGCCGCACATTGACTCGTACAACGACAAGAGAGAATGGATATTGTTATCTAACGCAAGTGTAGATGAGAATAAGAATCTTATCGTTGATGAGAACAATGCTTATAAGTATACTGCTGAAGGAGCACACAAGCGTGATAAGGAACTAATGGAATTGTTCTTATCTGACTTCGACTATACACCAATACAAATTAACTCACCATCTGAGCTTGACCAATATACATTCTTATATGGTTGGGTAAACGGAGTAGAGTTTACTATTGAGCCTGAGGAAGAGGTAGAAATCTAGAAGTAATATTTAATAGCTGATATTACATCAACAGCAGTGATACTCCTTTGACATTCAAATTGTCGAGGAGTATTTTTATTTACGGGGCACCAATCAAAGTCTCCACGGTCGAATTTATGCTCAGGGTTGTTCCAACAGCCATGGCACACGCTCTTGTTAGTTATGCGTATGCAGTCAAACTCGTGGTCATCTTTGGTGAAGTTACTTATCATCACGACTTGTTTGTCTAATGCCCACGCAAGCCAGCTCAAGCCTGAGCTAAGTCCGAGAAAAAACTCGCTGTTATATATAACGCTCATTGTGTTCTCAATGCTCACGTTATCTATCTTCTCGCAATTGTCAAATGGGTTGTCTTCTTTAGACACATTAATCACCCTGTACCCACGTGCGTGCAAATAGTTAATTGTCTCTTGCCACCCTTCTCGTGTCCAAAACTTACAGCCTGCCGTTGAGTTAGTAGCAATCGTCACATACTTACCATAGGTATTCTTGCGTTTCTTAAACTTTATTCGAGGCTTAAGTTCTTCAAACTCTAGTCCCAATATATTTGCTGCCGCTTGTTGGAGTGGTATCGTGTTAGGCATGACCGGTTCTTTGTTCTCGTCGTAGAACCATCCAAGATTATACTGCCCTGATATACCGTTCACTTCGGTGCCTGGGCTTACAAACTCTAGCTCAGGGTAATTAAATAAATGGTTCCAGAATGTTGACACCACCACATGGCAGTCGTGCTTTTCTTTGAACGCTAACACGTATGGCATCCAAGCAAGAGTGTCGCCAAGTGACGACGAGTCAAATGATATTAATACTTTCTTGTTTTTATATGACAGCGTGCTCTCGTACACGAGCTCATCATTCTCAAATACCTTAGTTGTCCATTCGGTAAAATATTTCCGATTAAGTTTTACCCACGAGTTAGACTTAATTGTATTCTCGTAATGGCACGTTCCATGCTCATCAAAGAACTGAACTTTAAAGTTAAACTCTACAGGCGACTTAAGTTCTAAGTATGGGCCATCAATAAAGTTTTGTATTAATGTCACATCTTGGTCCTCCTTCTTATTATTCAAGGTATGCTTATAGAAGCCTAAGTATTCAATGCCAAATATTTCTGTTGTCTCATATATTGGCTTCTCATAGTTTGCTTTAATTGTTCTAAGGTCCGTGTCAATGGGCTGTATATACTTATCGTATATACCACAGTATTGTGGCAAGTTATGAGCAATGATTGGCAAGCCATAACTAATCGCTTCTCTAAGCACAAGTGGGTTGCATTCCCACGTAGAGTTGAACATAAAGATGTTAGCACCAAACATAAAGTCTGACACATCCTCTCGCTCTCCATGAACAATTACATTCTTTGGCAAGTCTTTCATTAATGGCTCCCAATAGTCTTTGAAGTTCCCTGCTTGGTTGCCAACAAAGTGGAATGTAAAATCAGGATACTTTCTTGCTATCTCGATTCCTTCTGCTTGGTTCTTGCCTGGTGTCCATAGCCCAACATTTAACACGTCTTTACCCGTTGGTAGAATAGTTCTTTGTTTGTTGTCAATTGGATAATTAATAACTTGCTTGTACGATGGCAAACTCTCAAATGTTTTGTAATGATATGGCGTACAGAATGCATATGAGTCAGGGTGGAACAAAGTCTCTTTGATAGGATCAAATGCAATGTCATGACAAGTCTCTACTATTCTGTAGTCTCGGTTATTACTATACAACTTAGCCATGATGCTGTGGTCAAACCGTTCAGCAGGCTCGTGTAGATGGATGATGTCAGGCTTAAAATCACTTATCGCTTTAAATAGCAACGTCTTATCCTCATACAGCGTGGTAAAGTTCTCGCCTACAATATCTTTTATCTTGTTGCGTTGCACCACATAGTCTAAACTGTAGCAAGTATACTCAACCACGTATGGTGTAATCTTGCCATCTAAAGCTTCGAGTGTCTTAAGCACAAATGCAGGCATGCCACCTGTCGATAGGTGTGGCACTAGATACATTACTTTAATCGGACTAATCATCTGAACCATCTTCTCATAGCTTTTCTCTCCATGGTAGAATAGTAGCCTTTCTTTGCTTGCCGGTATTCTAACCCAACTGCCCATCATGTAATCTTCACCGGTAAATATGTCCATGCTATTTACCCTGTCGACCATATCCTGCTTACCGTTCACGTAGATATATGGCAGTCCATCATGGAAATTGTACTTCCATAATAATACGTTTAATATTGTCTCCTCATTGTAGGGAGCATAGAAGTCGTTCATGGCAAGCACCACTGGATGCATACACATGTTATACCATTCTTTTAGGAATATGATGCAGTTTCTATTTGCAACAAAGTACCCCGTCTGTCTGTAGCGTTGTCTGACATATTGGTCTACACCGAACAGCTCGCATGCAGGATGCTCAAGTGTTGTGCTCAGGTCATCTCTACTCTCAGCCCCTCCCCTGTCGCCAACATGCAAGTAGTCATAGATACCCTCCACAAAGTAGGGGATAGGGGATGACTCATCGAACATGTCGAAAATAGTTGATGCGTATTTAGTTGCTACTGAGTCGGAGTCTATGTAGGCTACGGTCTCTGCGTACTTTAATGCATCAGCCACAATGAGTGGGCGTTGGATAAGAAGTTTGTAGATGTCAAGACTTGACCTATCGATGTACTCAGTCTGATCCGGGTTAATGGCATCGCAATCCCACCTGATGGTAAAGGTTGCGTTCTTAATCTGCCTATCCGAGTTGAGCATGTATACTAGCGTTGGAATGCTAGTATAGTAGTTTAATGACTGTACGCATGCCTCTACTGTTTCTGCGTATGATTCAGTTGCGTATAATACGTATGCTTGCTTCATAATCCAAATTTAATTAATATTGTATCAAAACCCAATTTAAATGAACATAGAAGTTAGCATCGGAGAGGCTGTAGACAAACTGTCGATACTTAGTATTAAGATGGAGAAGATTAAAGATGAGTCAAAGTTAGAGAATGTATCTAAGGAATACTATATGTTACTTGACTTGCTTGAAGAAGAAATGTTTACCAACCCTTTGTATTATAAACTTAAAGATGTAAATAAAAGACTATGGGAGATTGAGGATGAGATTAGAGTTTGCGAGAAACATGGAGACTTTAACTTAAATTTTATTAGACTAGCACGTGCTGTGTACCATCGTAACGACGAGCGTGCGGATATTAAAAGACAGATTAATTTAAAATATAACTCCAATCTAATCGAAGAAAAACACTACCAAGCATATTAGTAAAAGAAAATTGTTAATTTTACGGAATAGTTAAATAAAATAAAAATGAAAAAATTAGAAGAACAAGAACTAGAGCGTTTAAACAACGCAACCAAATCACTTCGTGAGGCACGCAATACAATTGCCGATATTGAAATCTCAGCACACCGTTTAGAGTCAAGAAAGAAAGCTGTTCTATTTAATGCAGAACAAGCTGCCGAAGAGTTAAATAACATCCAAGGTGAGCTTCAAGAAAAATACGGAAATGTTCTCATAGATGTTACCACTGGGGAAATTAAAGAAGATAACCATGATAATTCGTAAATTATCTGTTGGCGTTGACTATAAGTCATCGATGAATTATATTACCGGTCAGTCAGTACTGAACGGCAATTATGTTATTCACTTAATTAAGATAACGGATGCTGGCTCCTATCAGATTTTCATTGAACAAAATAAAGAAGTTGTTCTATGGAAAGAGATAGGTAGCACAGTTCCAGTATCGGTAGAGTACAACATAGAATTCTAATATAATGAAGTCTCCTTTTTATTTTGTCATCAGCTCGAAAGATGGCAAACGCTACGACAATGAGCGTAACGGAATTATCATTTCTACTTCTAAAGAGGACCACCTAGCAACAATGCGTGAGGCTGTTGTCATCTCTACTCCTATTGGCTATGAAGGTCCGATAGAAGAGGGCGACATGGTGCTTGTTCATCATAACACTTTCCGTATTTACTACGACATGCGTGGTAGAGAGAAGTCATCGTGGAATTACTTTATGGATGACTTGTTTTTTATTGATGACCCATATGCCTACAAAAAGACAGGTGGCAGATGGAAAGGAATCGGCAGGTATGTATTTGTTTCTCCGGTTGAGAACGACTACACTGGCATCACTACTGTAGATGCAGAAAAGCCCCTTGTGGGCACGATAAAGTTTGCAAACGAAGAAGTACTTAGCCTCGGTATAAACGAGGGCGACACGGTCATATTTGAGCCTGAATCAGAGTATCCTTTTTATGTGGATGGAGAGAAAGTTTATCGAATGTACACCAAGAATATAACAATCAAATTAAATGAACAAGATAACGGACTTAAAGAAACGCATAATTGATTCTGGGTATAAAGCCGTTGAAGAATTAATTAAGGTTGCAGAAGAAAGGATTGTCACGCATGCTGAGGATGACCTTAGTGCTGACAAGTTAAAGAATGCCGCTCAAGCAAAGAAGCTCGCCATTATGGATGCGTTCGAGATTCTTAAGCGTGTCGAAGAGGAGAATAATATCATCGAAGGTGTAGTTAATAATCAAGTCAATACGAACAGAGGGTTTGCCGAGTCTAGAGCTAAGAACAAATGAGTTTACACAAACTTCTTATTGATGTCATACCACAGAAAGTTCTTGACAAAAAGAACGCTAAGAATCAGTGGGAGTATGGATGGGATCCGGAGTATGATATGGTTGTCATATCTAAAGATGGGACCGTCGGAGATATATACGACATCCAAGGATTAAGAGTTGCTCTTCCGCATACCCCTAATAAAGTTAATTACAAAGCCAACAAATGGGAGCCTATTGAATTACCAAAAGAACTGTCTCGTATCAAGACAATCTTTGATTGGAACAGACGTGATAACTCGTTTAAGAATCAATGGGTCGACTTTATCGAGAAAGAGTTTGATCGACGTGAGCTTGGATATTGGTTCATAAACAATGGCGTAAAGACTTACATCACAGGTCACCACTACATGTACCTACAGTGGACTAAGACTGACGTAGGCCATCCTGACTTTCGTGAGTCAAACAGGATATTCTTTTTATTTTGGGAAGCGTGTCGTGCTGATACACGATGCTTTGGGATGTGTTACTTAAAGAACCGTCGTTCGGGATTCTCGTTCATGGCCTCCTCGGTATCTGTTGATATTGCAACACTTGCAAAAGATGCACGTATTGGTATGGTGTCAAAGACCGGACCCGATGCTAAGAAAATGTTTACCGATAAGGTTGTTCCAATTGCGAACAACTATCCGTTCTTCTTTCAGCCCGTGCGTGATGGTATGACCACACCAAAGACTGAGCTTGCCTTCCGTGTACCTGCTTCTAAGATTACACGTAAGAATATGGATCAAGAGCAAGATGAAGCGATGGACGGACTAGATACATCTATTGACTGGCGTAATACATCAGACAACTCATATGATGGAGAGAAGCTTCGATTCTTAATTGAGGACGAGGCTGCCAAGCTAGAGAAGCCAATGAACATAGAGAATGGGTGGCGTATTCGTAAGACTTGCCTCCGCTTAGGTGCAAGAATTATTGGTAAGTGTATGATGGGCTCAACATCCAACGCACTAGATAAAGGTGGAGAGAATTATAAAAGACTATATGAAGATTCAGATGTTAGGAAACGCAACAAGAACGGGCAGACTCTTTCGGGTCTGTATGCTTTATTTATACCGATGGAGTATAATTTTGAAGGATATATTGATGAGTACGGCCACGCTGTATTAGAGACTCCCGAGAAGCCAGTTCGTTCAGCTGAGGGAACTTGGATTACTCAAGGGGTTATCGAGTATTGGAACAATGAAGTTTCATCTTTAAAGTCAAACCCTGATGCACTTAATGAATTCTATAGACAGTTCCCTAGAACAGAGTCTCACGCTTTCCGTGATGAGACTAAGTCATCTATTTATAACTTAACTAAATTATATCAGCAGATAGATTACAACGATGGCATGATAGCTGATCGTGTACTAACGAAAGGGTTCTTTCATTGGAAAAATGGTGAGAAGGACACAGAGGTTATTTGGACACCCGACAAGGCAGGTCGGTTTATCGTGTCCTGGATTCCAGATATTGCAATGCGTAATAACTATATAACTAAAAATGGAATCAAATACCCTCTTAACGAACACGTTGGTGCGTTTGGATGTGACCCTTATGATATTTCGGGTGCTACATTTGGTGGTTCAAACGGTGCTCTTCATGGCCTTACTAAGTTTAATATGGCGAATGCTCCGTCAAATGCGTTCTTCCTAGAGTACGTTGCTCGTCCACAGACAGCAGAGATATTCTTTGAAGAGGTCCTAATGGCTTGCGTATTCTACGGCATGCCCATACTTGCAGAGAATAACAAAGCTCGTCTACTATATCACTTTAAGAATAGAGGCTATCGTGGATTCTCAATGAATAGACCTGATAAGCATAAAGCAAAACTGTCCTTTACAGAAATTGAGATTGGCGGTATACCGTCTTCAAGTGAAGACATGAAGCAAGCACACGCAGCAGGTATCGGTACTTACATTGAGAAATATGTAGGGTATGATTTAGAAGGCACTTACCGAAATCCAGATGAGGTAGGTAACATGCCATTCAATAGAACTCTTTTAGACTGGTCTAAATTTAACGTGAACGACAGAACAAAGTTTGACGCTTCGATTAGTTCGGGTTTAGCGATTATGGCAAACCAAAAGCATATTTATATGCCGGAGAAAAAAGAGTCAAAAATAAGCATTAAATTTGCAAAATACGATAACAGCGGTTCAGCGAGTAGACTGAAAATAATATGAACGACCCTTTAATAATGATTAACCCCTCCAACTTTCCAACGCAGCTGGCAACAGATGCAGAGAAAGCGTCTAAGGAGTTCGGATTAAAAGTAGGCCAAAGTATCATGTGGGAATGGTTTGCAAAGACAGGAAATAACTGTCGTTACTATTCTCAATGGATTGACTTTCACCGTATTAGATTATATGCTCGTGGAGAGCAACCAATAAATAAATACAAAGAGCAATTCCAAGTAGATGGGGATATGTCACATATCAACCTTGATTGGACTCCCGTTCCTATTATCCCTAAGTTTGTTGATATCGTTGTTAACGGGATGAATGACCGTCTTTTTGAGGTTAAGGCACACGCGCAAGATGCAATGTCTATCGAGAAGAAAAGCAAGCACCAAGAAATGGTTGAGGCAAATATGCTATCAAAAGATATTTTGATGCAAATTAAAGAACAGTTTGGTGTAGATACATTTGATGTAAATCCAGATGAGCTACCAGCTAGCGAGGAAGAGTTGAGCTTATATATGCAACTTAAATATAAGCCTGCTATTGAGATTGCTGAAGAACAAGCAATTAATACAATATTAGATTTAAATCATTACAATGATGTTAGAAAGAGAGTTGATTACGATATCACAACAATTGGTATCGGTATGGTCAAGCACTCATTTGTACCTGGAACTGGCGTAAGAGTAGAATATGTGGACCCTGCAAATATGGTATATAGTTACACGGAGTCACCAACTTTTGACGACTGTTTCTATTTTGGCGAAGTTAAGCAAGTACCTATTACTGAACTTATTAAGATTAAACCTAACATTACTAATGAAGAGCTTGCGGAAATTCAGCAGCTTGGTACAGCTTGGTATAATTACTATGGTGTACTTCGCCCTTATCGTAGTGACTTGTTTAACAGAGATGTTGTTACTTTATTGTATTTCAATTATAAGACTGATAAAACGTATGTCTACAAAAAGAAATACACGGAAAACGGAGGATCAAGAGTAATTGAGAAAGACGAAAGTTTCCAAGTTCCTGAAGGAATGGAGGAGCGTTTTGAGCGTATTGAAAAGCGTATTGATGTTTGGTATGAGGGCGTAATGGTGATGGGATCCCCTTATCTATTGAAGTGGGAGCTTGCTAAGAACATGGTTCGCCCTAAGTCTGCATCTCAGTATGCATTGCCTCAGTATATTGCTGTTGCCCCACGTATGTACAAAGGAGTTATCGAGTCATTGACTCGTCGCATGATTCCTTTTGCTGACTTGATTCAATTAACTCACTTAAAGTTGCAACAAGTATTACAACGAGTTGTGCCGGATGGTGTGTACATTGATGCCGATGGTATTAATGAAGTTGACTTGGGAACAGGGGCAGCATACAATCCAGAGGATGCATTAAGATTGTATTTCCAAACGGGTAGTGTTATTGGTCGAAGTTCTACTGTAGACGGTGAGTTTAATAATGGTAGAATACCAATCCAAGAACTTAATACAAATAGTGGACAAGGTAAGATTACTGCATTGATTAATGCATACAATCAATACTTGTCGATGATTAGAGATGTAACAGGTTTGAACGAAGCACGTGATGCTTCTTCTCCAAATCCTGATGCGTTAGTAGGCGTACAAAAGCTTGCTGCATTAAACTCTAACACAGCGACTCGTCATATCTTAGAAGGTGGATTATTTATTACACGTAGATTATCTGAGGCTTTATCGTGTCGTGTTGCTGATATTTTAGAATACTCTGATTTCAAAGAGCAATTTACTATGCAAATTGGAAAACATGCAGTTGGTATTTTAGATGAAATCAAAGATTTATACATGTATGACTTTGGTGTATTCATTGAGGTATCTCCAGATGAGGATCAGAAAGCACAACTTGAGGCTAACATTCAGATGGCTTTACAGCGTGATCAGATTAGCTTAGAAGATGCAATTGATATTCGTCAAATGAAGAATCTTAAACTTGCTAACGAATTGCTTAAGTTTAAGCGTAAGCAGAAGCAGAAGCAAGATATGGAGCAGGAGCAACAAAAGATTCAAATGCAGACTCAAGGCAATATCCAATCATCTCAAGCATCTGCTCAAGCAGCATTACAAAAAGTTCAAGCAGAATCACAAGCTAAAGCTCAACTTGCTCAAGCACAAATGCAGTTTGATATTCAGCGCATGCAAGCGGAGGCTCAGATTAAAGAACAGTTGATGCAAAAAGAGTTTGAGTTCAACATGCAACTTAAGGGCATGGAGATTGAGCAGATTAAAAATCTTGATATGGATAAGGAAAAGGCTAAGGATAATAGAACAAAACTGCAAGCCACACAGCAATCTAAATTAATTGAACAACGTCAAAAAGACTTACCTGCTATGAGTTTTGAGTCTGATGAAGATTCGCTTGACGGGTTCAGTCTAGAGGAGTTTAATCCAAGATAAAAATATTTACTACTTTTGTGCAACTAAAATTTAATTTAAATGGAAAATTTTCAAGTAAAACTGGTAGACTTTGAGGAAAAGTCTGTCCAAGAAGTAGAGCAAACTCTACTTAAAGTACACGAAGAAAAAACAGGTATTACTCAAATTGAGGAGCCTGAGACTTTAAAAATAGAAATCCCTTCTGAACCCGACACAGCAGAAGATTTCAAAGGAGAAGAGCAATCAACTCCTCAATCGCCATCATTTGATGACGAGGACGTTCTTTCATATATTAGAAGCAAGTATAATAAAGAAGTCAATTCTATTGACGACTTATTTAAGCCTGTTGAGGCACCTCAGGAATTATTACCTGAAGATGTATCAGCATTCTTAAAGTTTAAGAAAGAAACAGGTCGTGGGTTAGAAGACTTCTATCGTGTTAACCAAGATTTCTCAAATGAAAAGCCGGAGCGTTTATTAGCTACGTATTTAAAAGAATTGAATCCTGAGTTAGACGACGAAGACATCCAATATGAAATGTCCGATAGATTTGGATATGATGAGGAAATGGATGACGAGCGGGATGTTAAAAAGAAAAAACTTGCATTTAAAAAAGAGCTAACTAAGGCATCGAAGTATTTTGATGAACAGAAAGAGAAGTATAGAACGCCACTCGAGTCGATTGGCACATCGTCTATCTCTCAAGAAGATCAGCAAGCTTTGGAGTCTTATAAGCAATATGTAAACCAGGCTACTGCACAACAGCAGGAGCAGGTTAAGAAATCTGAATACTTTGTTCAGAAGACTAATGAATTGTTCAGCAATGAATTTGAAGGTTTCAAGTTCGGAATTGGTGACAAAGATTTATCTTGGAAACCTAGTAATCCAGAAGACTTAAAAAATAAGCAGATGGACATATCTAAATTCTTCAATAATTTTATTGATGATAAAGGATATATTAAAGATGCTAAGTCGTATCATAAGACAATGGCGGTTGCAATGAACCCTGACTCTTTTGCGAAGTTCTTTTACGAACAAGGCAAATCTGATGCAATAGATGAATCTGCAAAGCAGAGCAAAAATATTGACATGGGTAGCGTTCGTACAACAGGACAACCTATAGATAAAGGAGGATTTAAAGTAACATCATTAGATAGTGATCACGGCAACAGGTTAAAAATTAGAAAACTTTAAAAACAAAAACAAATTAAAAAATGGCTGGATCAGTTCAAGGTACCCCAGGCTTTGCTTTACAACCGTCAGCGGTAAAAGCTACATTGCCTACAAACTACATTACTAACTTCGATTTCATGAATCAGTATCTTCCAGATACTTACGAAAAAGAATTCGAGCGTTATGGTAATCGCTCTATTGCATCTTTCTTACGTTTAGTAGGAGCTGAGATGCCGTCTAACTCTGACTTAATTAAGTGGGCAGAGCAAGGACGTTTACATACAAAATATGTTAACGTAACAACTACAGCAGTTGTAGGAGATGACACTGCTACATGGACTGTAAATGATGCTAACGTATCAGTTAACTTCCGTGTTAACCAAACTGTATTCTTATCAGCTAACGCTGGTTCTGCTTCTGACAAAGCTGTTATTACTGCAGTTAACTCTGCTAATGATACTTTCACTGTAGCTTACTACGCAGCAGGTGGACAAACTATCGCAGCTTCTGCAGTTTCTACTGCATTCGTTTACGGTTCTGAATTCACAAAAGGATCTACAGGTATGATTGGTTCTTTGGAATCTGAAGATGTATTCTTCGAGAACAAGCCTATCATCATCAAGGACAAGTACACTGTATCAGGTTCTGACATGGCTCAAATTGGTTGGGTTGAAGTAACTTCTGAGAATGGTGCTACTGGATACTTATGGTACATAAAATCTGAGCACGAGACTCGTTTACGTTTCGAAGATTACTTAGAGATGTCAATGGTTGAAGGTGTTCCTGCTGAAACTGGTTCAGGTGCTTTAACTTACTTAACTGTTGCTGCTTCTCAAGTACAACCTGGTGCTGCTGGTACTGAAGGTTTATTTGATGCTGTAGCTTCTCGCGGTAACGTATGGGCAGGTGGTAACCCATCTACTTTGTCAGACTTCGATTCAATCATCCAACGTCTTGACAAGCAAGGATCTATCCAAGAGAACGTAATTTTCTTGAACCGTAACTTCTCATTCGATATCGATGATATGTTAGCGTCTCAAAACTCTTACGGTACTAACGGTACTTCTTATGGTTTGTTTGACAACGATGAGAACATGGCTTTGAACTTAGGTTTCAAAGGCTTCAAGCGTGGTTATGACTTCTACAAGACTGACTGGAAATACTTGAACGATGCAACTCTTCGTGGTGGAATCGTAGGTGGAGCTATCAACGGTATCTTGGTACCTGCAGGTTCTACTACAGTTTACGATCAAATCTTAGGTAAAAACGCTAAACGTCCGTTCTTACACGTTCGTTACCGTGCTTCTGAGACTGAAGATCGTCGTTACAAGACTTGGATCACAGGTTCTGCTGGTGGTGCTCAAACTAGCGACCTAGATGCAATGGAGGTTAACTTCTTATCTGAGCGTGCTTTATGTACACTTGGTGCGAATAACTTCTTCTTGTTCGAAGCATAGTAAAATATTGGGGAGGAGCAATCCTCCCCTTATTTATTTTTTAAAACTTAAATTATAATCAAATGTCAAAAATAACTATCGAGGACAAGATGTATGTCCTTAAAAGAAAAACATTCCCTATGTCCTTAATGTTGGCTTCGAGAAATACTTCTCGTAAACCACTATTATATTTCGATGAACAAACAGGACAGAATCGTCCTTTGCGTTACGCAACAAATCAGAAGTCCCCATTCCAAGATGAGCAAGATGGCAACGCTATCTTAGAGCCAATTATCTTTGAAGATGGGTTACTTACTGTACCAAGAAATAATCAAGTATTACAAAAGTTCTTAGCACTTCACCCAGAAAATGGCGTATTGTACGAAGAAGTAGATACTAAGAAAGATGCATCTGAGCAAATCGATTGGATTTACGTTCAAATGGATGCATTGAATGCAGCTCGTAACTTAGACTTAGCTACTAAAGAAGCTATTGGTCGTATTCTACTTGGTGCTCGTGTAGATAAATTATCTAGCGAAGAATTAAATAGAGACATTCTATTATACGCTCGTAACAATGCAAAAGAATTCTTAGACATCCTAGATGATCCTGAATTGCGTTTACGTAATATTGCTGCTAAAGCTTTACAAGAAGGATTGTTTTTAATTAAAAATAATAACAGAGACATATACTTTAACTTTACAGAGAATAAGAAAAAATTAATGGGTATCCCATTTGGTGAGGATCCGGTTAAATTACTTATGTCATATCTACAAAGTGATGATGGACTCGAGTTGTATAAAATGATCGAGAAAAAATTGAAGTAATATTAAGGGAGGACAAAAGTCCTCCTTTTTTTATATCTTTGTCATCATGATAAATTCTGTTCGCAACACCGTGATGTCCATTCTTAACAAGGA